TCTATTATGAGAATCATAGTGAGATTTTTGAGAAAATCCTTTTCCACATCGTTCGCATGAATATTTAACCATTTTCGTTATATATTGTTAATATATTTTATTTTAAATCAATTTTATAAATTAACTTAATTTAACAATTTCTGTTAAATCCCTAAATATTAGAAAGTCGGCGTTTTAAATGTTCAAATGTGTAAAAAAAAAGTGCGTAATTGTACAAATAATATTTATTACCAAGGTGTATTCTATACTTGAATAAAAATTTTTATAGTAAATATAATTTAATATAATTGAAGTCGGTATAGCAACTAAAAATCTGTATGTTAGAACTTTTTTTAATTCATTCATATAAAATATTTAAGCGTATTTTCTTTAATATGTTTAGGTATATAGTTAAAATCTATTAATTTTTGGTTTAGAATATGTTGTTCATCGCGAATATTAGTTTCTAATAAAGTAATCCAATTATCTATCTCCATTAAAGATAATATAATTTTAGGTGTACATTTAACAAATCTAGTATTTTTATTTGGAAAAATAACATTCTGATTAATATAACAAGCAGGTATGTTATCCGATTTATCACCTGATAATATTTTTTTCCATAAATCTTTCTTAGGTTCACTACAAATTCTTTCTTTCATTTTCATATCAACAATTTTAATGTTATTATTAAGCAATTGTGTATAATCGCTATCACTTGTTACTATATAAATTTTCGAATTATATTTATTAACTAGAAAACTACTACAAATTGCTATTATATCATCTGCTTCGGCATTATCCACACTTAAATAATTAAAATTATATAATTCTTTATATTTAGGTATTAATGTATTATGTGTATATTTGAAAATATCTTGTCCATCAAATCCAGATTTAATATGAGACGCTTCTCTAGTTGCTTTATAGTCTGAAAAAATAGAATTGCGCCAAATATCTTTTCTAGAACAATCTTTGCACAATATTAAATTACACCAAGGAACGTTATAGGTTTTAACTAAATCACTTAATGTTTTATGAAACATAGTTTCATATTTATCTACAAAATCATCTACGGAAATCCATTTGGGAGTCGGATTTTCTTTCATTTCTTCGGGATGAGAAAATCTATACCAAGTTTTAGACGCATTAAAACGATAAAAACACATATAACCCATGTCTATTAACAATACTGGTTTATTTTCATCAATTTTCATAGTTATAAAAAAAATATATAATATGAAATATTCAATTTTATAAATCAAATTAAATATGAATAAATCAAATCATCTTGATTAATTTTTTTATAGTTAAAATTGTATTCTATTAGATTATTTTCAATATTATCAATATTGTATTTGTCACTAACCTGTATACCAATTAATACGTTACCATAATCTTTATTAGTTTTTTTTATATATTCAAATCTAGTAATATCATCATATGGTCCTAAAATATTATTTACAAATTTTTTTAATTGTCCTGGGTTTTGGTTAAAATCTATAATATAATAGTGTTGTAATCCTAAAAAGACCATATTTTTTTCAATAATTTCTGGATATCTAGTTATATCATTATTACCACCAGATAGAATACAAACTATGGTTTTATTTTCAATATTTTTTATTTTATTAATACCACAAATAGGAAGTGCACCAGCAGGTTCTAATATAATACCGTCTTCTTGATATATTTGTAATAATTCGTTACAAATTTCACCTTCATCTATGGGAAAAATATCGACTAAATTATTTTTCAAAAGTCGAAATGGTATATCACCTACAATAGAAACACTAGCACCATCTACAAAAGTACTTATATTTTTCAATTTAGTGGGTTGTCCATATTTTATTGCTTCTATCATAGATGACGCTAGATCTGGTTCACATCCATATAAGTCACATTTTAAATTATTTTCATGAAGATAATTGGATAATCCAGATATTAACCCACCACCACCAATACATGATAAAATAATATCTGGTTTTATTTTTTCGTAAATTTCATGTCCTATTGTACCTTGACCATAAATAATATGTTCATCGTTAAATGGGTGAATAAAAGTTTTATTATTAATATCGCTGTAATTAATGGCCTCATCCAATGATTCATCTACAGTATTCCCGATAAGTTTAATTTTTGTATTGGATTTACCAAAATATTTAATTCTATTTATTTTTTGTGCAGGTGTATTTTTCGGTAAAAAAATTTTCCCATTAATATCTAATTTATTACAAATATGAGCAAATCCTTGGGCATGATTACCAGCACTCGCACATACTAAACCTCTATTTATATCCATTTTAGAGAGATTACTAATTTTGTTATATGAACCTCTAATTTTAAAAGAACGAGTTAGTTGTAAATCTTCTCTTTTTAAATAAATATTGGCATTGTATTTAGAGGATAATCTTTCTGATAAAATTAATGGAGTGTTTTTAATAAATTGTCTAATATTTATCCAAGCATTATATATATTTCTATTAGACATTATATATAATTCTTTTATTATTATTATAGTAAATCAATTTTTATTGAGTTCTTTTTTTGCTTTTTCTAAACATAATAAACATGGTATATATGTTATACATGAAACATTAGGTGGCCAAGTTTTTTTACACTCTTCATAGTATTTATATTTATTTTTACATTCCTTCCAACATTTTGCATCACATTTTGTTTTACACACATTATTTAAATTTTTAGATGGTTTTAAATTACTTAGGTTACCACCTTTTAATTTATTTTTTTTGGTTCTTATTCTCATAATTAGTATTTAGATTTTTATTTTTTTTTATATTAAATAATGGATTATTATTTCGATGATTTACATAATTAATTTGATTTATTTTGTCCTTTATTTTATTATTATATTTGTCAAAATAACTTAATCTATATAAAACAGATAATATAATACCAAATAATGGGATAACTAAAACAAACCAAGATTTGGATATACACCCACCATATACTAAACAATCTATATTTTTAGCAATAAAATAAAAACTAAAAAAATGAGCTAATAATTCAAATAATTTTAACCCATCACTTGCAGATATTAATATTGAAATTATTCCAAATAATATAGCTAATTTACTTTGTGTAGTTTTAAAAACAAAAAAATTATTTAAATAATCTTGGAATTTATCTAATATAGAATTTAACATATATAATTAACAACTATATATTTTCCGGATTCTAGTACTAATCTGTTGATAACTTAGATGAGAATTTTCTTTGATAAAATTAGTAATTTTACCACACTGTAAATCATTTACATTTAGAGAATTCTTGTTAATATTATTAGTTAATAATTCGCCTTTAAAAATTTTACGAGCTATAATATAATTGAAATTATTAGGTATACTAATCTTTGGGTCATCTTTAACATTATCTAATATAGTTTCTATATTTTTATATTCTAAAATATATTTATAGGCATTTTTGGTACCTATTCCATATATTTTAGGACTATAATCACAACCACAAAGAATACAGAAATCTACCCATTGTTCTTTAGTTAAATTTAAATGTGCGAGAATTTTATTTAAGTTATATTCTAATACTATATTACTACTCACATTAAAATCTCTCAATAGAATGGTGGAGCCACTAACTAATAAATCCATATCATCTGATAAACATAAGTCGACTTTGCCTTGTTTATATAACATACTACAATATAAATCGGCTTCACCTGGTGCTTGAATATATTGAATATTCATTAGATCTAACATAAATTTCAAATTATCAATATGATGAGAAGTAATAGTAATTAATCTTTTTTCATTTTTTTTTATTTCTTCTCGTATTTTTGCTGCTCTATCAGGATCCGAATCTATATGTATTTCATATTCTAATTGGAGTTTTTGAGATTTATCATACAATGTTTTTTTCTTTTCTCGCCTATTAGAAATTACTTTAAATTTTTGTTTAGGTGGTATACCATCAAATACATATATTGGTTTCACCCCATTAGATACTAATCTATAAATTTGCTGAAAAAAACCTTCTAAAAAACGTTCATTTTTATATAAATATTTATATAGAAATATGCTTGTATCAATACAAACTGTTTTGCCACGATAACAGATTAGGTCAATTTCATTAATGGCTGAAGGTGTATTTAATTTTAAAAATGAATTCAAATCTTTTATACCCATTATGATTGAGTAGTTAATTATTTTTAGAATATATTTTGAAATCAATTTTTATTTTCTAATTCAATACAAGTCATTCTTAAACTATTATCAAATTTACCATTAAATTTATTTAATAAGTTATCAACGTCCATATCCATTTCTTTTCTTTTTGATAGTGTTAAGAACAATTCATATAATTTATCAGGACTTCGTGAACCATGGTCCATAATATTAATATTTTCATCTATAAAATATTGTAAAAAATCATCCAAATAATATAAAAATGTACCTTTAATAAAAAAATATGAAAATACCGATGTACTTTGTTTAAATCGATTTTGACTATCACATGATGATTTAAAATCTTTCATATTTGCAAAATTAAAAAAATTTAAAATTTTGGCCAACTGATAACATGTAAATTTTCTTTCATATTCTATTAGTTTCATAAATAATATTTCATTTTCTGTATTATTCTTTTCATATGAACAAAGAATACAGTTTAGTATACATGACCATGTTTCAGTATATGCTTCAAAAAATTTTATAGTTGAATTACCCACATTATGGGTATCACATACTATACTTAATTTGTCTGGTTTAGATCTAAAATCTAAATCTAAAGCATGTATAGTTTCATGTATTAATAATTTATTACATTCTTCTAATCTCCATATACTTATACCTGTAAAACTAGAAGAAGAACCAGAATTAATTTCTTTTGGACCCAATATTTTATATTCTTTAGGTAATTCTTTTCTCATATTTGTAAACCATAAATTAATCTTTAATTTTATACTTTTTTTATGAAGTACACCTAATATTAAACATCTTTTTATTATGTTTTTATAATTTTTGATTTTATAACATTTATTAGTATGAATATATAATTTTAGCGTTACTCCTTTATGATTAACTAAATAATAGTATCCATAGTTTATATAGGTTTCTATATACCTTTGTAAATCTAAAGAAGTAAATTGACCATAAATATCTGGTGTTTTGATTACTATATTTTTTTTAATACTTTTAGGTAATTTATTTAAGCTTATTAAATTATATATTCCATTTGCTAACTTAGTTCCATATTGATTTAACCAACAAACACAATATTTAAATTTATGAGTATTTAGTTTGCTTATAAATTTTTTAGTAGTATCTATTTCAGTTTCTGTAAAATTATTATTTAAATAAATACTATCTAAAATATCTGAATATTTATTATGTAACTCCAGTAAGATATATAACAAATAACTTTTATGCGTACTGGTATTAGGTATATCCTTACCGTCATTTAAAAAATAAGTTCTAAAGTCACTTACTGTTATATTATCTAATGTTTTATATGTTTTAATAACTTCATTATAATATTTTTTAATATTATTTATTTTAAAAGTTTTTATATTAATTTTATCCAATAAATTCATTTTATTTGACGTAAATGTACTCCAATGAATCATTAATATTTATTGAGATTATTTAAAAAAAAAAATTTTTTATAAATTTAATTAGCAAATAAAAATGTTAATTAAAATTATAATGTTGTATCGGATTTATGAATGGTGTTATAATATAATATATCCAGAATCTAAAAATAAATTTTATTATTTATCATTAATCAGAGAAAATGATAGTTGGAGTATTCATGGTTTATGGCCTCAATACAGTGCTAATCAATATCCTAGTTTTTGTAAAAAAGTAGATTTTTCATATAATAGCATTAAATCTTTAGTGCCAGAATTAAAGGTATTTTGGTATTCTAATAAAGATAGAGATGAACAATTTTGGGAGCATGAATGGAAAAAACACGGTTCATGTATGTTTGATGATATTGACGAATATGAA